AGAGAGAAAAGCTGTATTTTTCTATAAATATTTTTCTAGATTGCAACCTATAAAAAAGAACCCGGATTTAATTAAAATCCAAGTTCTTTTATTAACTTACTATTTATTTAAGATACTAGCACAACGTGGACATAAACCTTCTTCGTTTACTTCTTCAACGATGTTCCAGCAACGTTCACAACGGTGTCCTTCAGCTTTTGTTACTTTAACAGTTGCTAAATCATAAGCAACACCATCGTTTTCTTTAACTTCAACACTACTTACGATAAATAGTTGGTGTAAGTTATCTACTGAGTTTAGTAATTCTACTACTTCACCATCGTTACTGTAGATTTCAACAGCAGCTTCTAGAGATTTACCGATAACTTTTTCGTTACGGCTTTCTTCTAAAGCTTTGTTTACATCATCACGTACTTCTAGAAGTTTATCCCATTTAGCTTCTAATGCAGCATCATCGATTAAGTTCTTAGCTGGGAAGTCAGTTAAGTGAACAGATTCAGCATCTTCATATGGCATATTGTCATATACTTCTTCTGCAGTGAATGATAAGATTGGAGCTAATAATCTAACTGATTTACTTAATACAGTGTAAAGTACTGTCAGCATACTTAAACGTTTTTGAGATTTTTCAGCTTCGATATAAAGAATATCTTTACCATAGTCTAGGTAGAATGAAGATAATTCTACGTTGAAGAAGTTGATTAACTCTGTAGTAATACTGTTGAACTGATAGTTTTCATAGTAATCTAATACTTTAGCTACAACTTTTTCAAATTTAAGAACCATGTATTTGTCTAATTCTTCTAATTCATCATATGATAATAAGTCTGTTCTATTATCAAAGTTACCATTGAATAAGTTTCCTAGTAAGAAACGGAATGTATTTCTAATTTTTCTATAAGTTTCAGATACTTGTTTTAGGATATCGTTAGAAATACGCACGTCTTGAGTATAGTCAACACTTGCTGACCATAAACGGATAATCTCAGCACCTAATTGTTTACCTACATCATTTGGAGAGATAACATTACCTAATGATTTACTCATTTTATTACCATTACCGTCCATAACGAAACCTGCAGATACAAGCTCTTTATACGGAGCATCTCCAGAGATAGCTACAGAAGTAATTAATGAAGAGTTAAACCAACCACGATATTGGTCACTTCCTTCTAAATAAAGGTCAGCAGGATAAGTTAAATCATCACGAAGTGCACAGCATCCTTGGTGAGAAGTTCCTGAATCGAACCAAACGTCCATAATATCCATTTCTTTAGTGAATTCACCATTTGGACTACCTGGATGAGTATAACCTTCAGGTAATAATTCTTTAGCATCTTTATAGAACCATACATTTGATCCTTCCACTTCAAAGATTTTAGCTACGTGTTCGATTAAAGTATTATCTAAGATAGCCTCTCCGTTTTCTGCGTAGAATACAGGAATTGGCACACCCCAAACACGTTGTCTACTGATTACCCAGTCACCACGGTCACGAATCATGTTATATAATCTTGGTTTACCCCATTCACTGTAGAATTTAGTTCTATCTACAGCATCTAATAATTCAGAACGGAACGCATCAACAGAACAGAACCATTGAGGTGTTGATCTAAAGATAATAGGTTTTTTACTTCTCCAGTCATGTGGATATGAGTGAGTAATATTTTCTTGTTTTAATAATGCCCCAGTTTCAGCTAAGTGTGCAATAATATTTTTGTTGGCATCAAAAACAAATTGTCCTGCGAATTGTCCAGCTTCTTCAGTTAAATTACCTTGGTTATCAACTGGTGATAATACTCCAAGTTTGTATTTACCTTGTCCAACGATAAAGTCATCAACCCCGTGTCCAGGTGCAGTATGAACTAGCCCAGTCCCTGAATCAAGTGTTACATAATCAGCCAAGATTACTGTAGAAGTTCTATCTAAGAATGGGTGTTGACATAGTAAATATTCTAATTCTTTACCAAGTACTGTTTTTCCTAGTTCAAAGTTTTCCCAACCGAATTGTTCAGCTAAGAAGTTAACTCTTTCTTTAGCTAATAGGTAGTTTTCACCATTTACTTTAACTTCTTGATATTCAAAATCAGGGTGAACTGCAATACCTAAGTTTGCAGGTAATGTCCATGGAGTTGTTGTCCAAATAACAAATTTTGTTCCTTTTTCTACTACTCCATCTTCACTTACTAATTCGAATCCAACATAGATAGAAGGTGAAGTATGGTCACGATATTCTATTTCAGCTTCCGCTAAAGCAGATTCTGATGATGGAGACCAATAAATTGGTTTTAATCCTTTATAGATATATCCTTTATCAACCATTTTACCGAATACACGGATTTGTTCAGCTTCAAATTTTGGATCTAGTGTTAAATATGGGTTTTCCCAATCACCAATTACACCTAGTTTTTTGAAGTCTGCACGTTGTTTATCTACTTGTTTTAACGCATAATCTTTACATTTATTTCTGAATTTTGTAGCTGGCATAGATTTTCTATCAACACCATTGTTTACTAATACTTGCTCGATTGGTAAACCGTGAGTATCCCAACCAGGAACGTAATTAGAAACAAAACCATTCATATTTTTATACTTAACGATAAAGTCTTTTAGGATTTTGTTAAGTGCGTGTCCAATGTGGATGTTACCATTTGCGTATGGAGGTCCGTCATGAAGTACGTATGAAGGTTTCCCTGCATTTTTTTCTAAAACTTTTCTATATAAATCCATTTCTTCCCAACGCTTTAAAAATTCTGGTTCTTTATTAGGAAGATTACCACGCATAGGGAATTTAGTTTTTGGCATTAATAATGTATCTTTTAATTCTACCATTTTTTCTCCTTTCAAAAAAAATAATTTAGGTAGCTTGCTCCATCTACAAGCAGATTTAAAAATGTGTATAGATTGGAAAATCTAAACACAAAATCAAATGGAGATATCGCCTCTGTAACTTCTTTTAGATTAGGTTTTAATACAAGTAATGTTTTAAATACATCAAAAATCAAAGATAAAAAAATCATTTATGTAACTGTAAGAAGCGATAATATGCACATTTCTTGTCAATTACCTAAAAATATTTCTAGAGCAATGCTTGTGCATGGAACTAATGCCAGAACCGCTATTCTATCAATAGAAGATACAGGATTTTGGCTATACGGTGACATAACAGGGATAAATGGAATATTCTTGTCAGAATATGTTTATGCTTAAACTCTAGCAATTATTAAGTAAGAAACTAAACCTTTTCCGCTGAAGCTGTTAGATGCTTTTACAGTTAAAGTTGTTGCAGATGTTAATCTTGCTTGCATAGAACTCAATATATTATTTGTTGTTGTATCCAATGATGAAATTATAACATTAGCATTTTGCCAATTTGGGATTGGTAAGGACAAAATAAAATTTTGTAACGAATTAATTCCATATGTATATTCAAAAGATCCATAAACAATTAGCCTACTAGCTATTTGAAACCACCCTTGATTGTGAGAATTGAAATTATCAGATTTGATTAAATTTTCCAATCTATTAAGATTTTCTAATATACTCATATCTATAAAATTTCCGTTTGGCATTAGAGCAGGTCCAGCAACTTTACATTTATAATATTTTTTTGTAAGTTCAGAATAATAGACATTTCCAACTACTGCATTTGCAATAGGGAAATCTCCATCATGTTTTCCAACTGCCGAAACAAGCCTATCATTTAAGCCTTTTGAATTCTTTTCTGTATCACCTTTTAATTTTAGAATGTAATCCTCTATTTTATCCCATAATTCATTCCAAAAGTCTCTAAATTTTCCTTTGTGATTAGCTTTCCAAACTGGTAATTTTAGTTCTTTTGTAACCTTTTCTATTTCTTCTCTACCTTGTGGGTCGTTTATCCATTCAGCCATTTTTACCTCCTTGAAATTTTAATTTTTTCTATTTCTTCTAATGTCATTGCTTCTAGTTCTGATAAACTGTACATTTCAATATAATACTCATCTCTTGCTAGTGTAATCTTTTCTATTTCTTCTAATGTCATTTCATGTAATTCAGATATTAGATAATCCTCTACATAGATTCCATTAATAACTTCTAGCCCTACACCTGCACCTTTTATTTTTTTTACTAAGCTAAAGACTTCTTTTTTGTTCAACTTTTCAGGAATAGAAATAAGAATTTTCCCAGATAATTCAAGTATTCTAAACTCTGTTTGATTTAATTTAAAATACTCAGATAAGATTCTAATTATTTCCTGTGGACTTCCTAAAAATTGTAATAATGCTATTTCAAACTTCAATAATTTTCTGTACTCTATATCATTAAGTCCATTTCTTAGAATTTTAAAGTTTCCACCTAAAACATCTAATAAATAGCCTTCAGATTTATCAATATCATTGAAATTAGAAAACAGATTATAGATATTTCTTATTCTTAAATGCTTAGTTTCTGCTATTTCAAACATTTTTTTTGAATAAATCGTATCATAATAAATATGAGGTACTCTGCTTAGTATCATAGATTCACCTCGATAGTTATATCATCAGCATTAGCAACTGCAACCTCTTTATTAGATAATTTATAATCTTGCTCTCTTTCGTTGTACTTAACATCTCCTAGCTTTATTCTTAAAGTTTTAATTCCACTTACATTTTTATATATTTCACCAATGATTTTATATAAGTAAATAGTGCTATTTGGCTCAACTTCATCTATATATTTTAAGTAAATATCTTTTATAGTTTTCTTGAATTCATCTCTCCAAACTTCCTTAATACCTTGAATTTCAACTTTTAAGAATACATTTTTTTCTGTAGGTCTAGTGAAACCAACAGATATTTCATCAAAATTCTTTGTAATTGCTCCAACTGTTCTAATCCCTGCAATTTTATACTCGTATAAAGCTTTTAAGATGTTATCATTTGTATCTCCATAACAGATACACTCATAACTATGTGCTAATCTACCGTCACTATCAAATGTATCAGTGTCATTCTCTATAACTTGACATTTTTTAACATTTGTATTATGTAAGATATAATTTTTAATACCCTCAGTCGTAAACGAACTTTTTCTATCTAGTCTTTTTAGATATCTTTCTCTTAACTCTGTGTCTGTTTCTAAGTCTTTTCCACCTAATGTATTCAATTTATTGTTAATAGATATAACTCCAGTTAAAATCTCTGTTTGTTCTGTTATTGCTCCTGAACTTACATTTCCATCTGTTCCACCCTCTAAAGCTATTACTTCAATTTCTGTCTCTCTTGCTGTAGTAGTAATTGTAGATGTATTTAGAGTTACAAACTTAACACCTGATTTAGTTTCGACTCCCCAAGCTTGTGGGATTTGTGTCCCTATCTCAGCAGTAACTGTAATTTTACCAACTGCTTTTTTTTCTTTCTCCCAAGTCATACCTAAATGGCTTGTAATAGCATTCAAGTTAGACCCTGTTGCAGTATATACTGATAATTCATTAAATGCTGTTAAAGCTTGTAAATAGCTGTCATACTCTTCAGCACTATCAAACCTTAGCCAAGCAATGATTATATTACTATCTGTTTCTCTTAAATCAGGCTTTACACTTTTAAAGTCATTTAGCTTTCTTGTATATATTTCATCTATTGTTGGTACTATAAAACCCTTATCTGTTATCAAATTGTGTACACCTCCCCGTTTATTTTGATGTTTATAACTAATTCTTTATCAATAAATTCAATGCTTTCTATTTTTTGTACTCCATCATATTTATTTATGACTTTGCTAACTTCTTGAATTATCCTACTTTGATTATCTTTAAGTTGTAAAATGCCTGTGTTAGCTTCGTTTAGATACGGAGTTCCCCAAGCTGTATTTAATGCAAATTGTCCTTTGTTCTGCTCTAACTCAACTCTAATTGCTTGTACTAAGTCATCTGCATTACTTACTAACTCACAAACTCCATTATCATTAAAAACTAACTCACAATCACGATCTAATTTTGGACTTGTCATTTACCCTCCTATTTAGCTTTACTTGTAGAAGTTTCAGGACTAGGACCAGGATTATAATTATGAGTATGATTATTTAAACTAATTCCTTTACCTATAACATCTCCCGTTGCTGTAATACTCCCTTTTTGAGTAGTATCACCATTTATAGTTAAATCACCATTTAATGTAACGTTGCTTGTAATCGTTGTTTGCTTACTCCCTGCAAGTATAGTTATATCTCCGTTGCCTTTTATTTCTATTCTAGTTCCTGCACCTTGGAGAATTATGTCATCTGAATTAGCTTCATATCCACTTTCACAACTTCCTATAATGTAAGGCTCATTTAAACTAAATCTTTCAAGACTTGTTTCATCAGATAAAGCTGTTTCAGAAAAACCAACCCATACTATATCGCCAACTTGTCTAGGTATTTGAAAACTCCACCCGCCAAATTTAAGAAAGTCTAATCTAACATCTATAAGTGGAGGATAATCAATTTTTTGTTGACATAATTCTCTTTTAGCAAGAGGTTGAACTGTACAAGTTCCAGCACTATGATTAATAGATGTAATTTTACAAGCTAGACTTGTATGTAATTCATTTAAGCTATCATCTATCATATTTTTTATAAGTCCTATCATTATACAACCTCCACACTTGCCGTAACTGTAAAGCTTTCAAGTCCACTAGCTACAAAATTACACTCTTTAACTACAACTTGTCCTTTAAATAAAGTGCTTTCTATCTCCAGTAACTGCCCAATTTTAATCAATGGAATTAATAAACATTCGATATCAAATTTAGCTTTATTAGATGTTGCTTTAGAACTATCTTTTTTAGCTTTTTTATTATCTTTTTCTTTAATATCTGCCTTATCCATTTTTTTATCTATTCTAATAAGTCCTTGTTCTCCTCCTAGATGTAGTACACTAGAATACGCTTTATTTGGCAACTTAAATTCAATAGTTGTATTGGTAAATCTGCATATAGTCCCTGTATCTCTTGCAAGAATTGGGATAACATTAGATAATCTACCACTAAAGACTTTCCCATTTGGATATACTGTATCTTTAGCTAGTTCTTTTATATCCATTGTAAAATTACACATTGTCCCTATTTGATTTATTACTTCACTTGCTTTAATTCCAGCTTTAAATTGCCTATTTATAATGGTATTAGCATAGGCTCTATTATTTGGAGTTGCTTCAATAGTAGTTATAAAATCATTTTCATCTCTACTTGTGCTAATGCTTTCAACTATTCCATTAAATATAACTCCGTGTATATCTCTATATCCTGCGTCTATTGATACATCTTGATTTAGTTTTAGTTTCTGTAATGTTGTATCAGATAAGTTATATAGTTTTATAGTTGCTAAATCGCTCTTATTATCATCAGTGCATTTGACTTCAAATTCGACATCTAGCTCATCATAATCAAATACTATCTCTCCAATAGTTATCAATCTAACTTGTTTCCACAGTTTCATCATCATCACCTATTAAAAAGAATTTGTAATCTTTGTTTAGATTTTCAGGAGTAATTTTATCTTTTTCCTCAGCAAATTCATTAATTTTAATACATCTTAATTGTAAGTTTTCATCATTTCTTACTAAACTTAAAAAATCAATATTAGGCACTAGCTTGTTATAACCTGTTATACGCTCATTTAAAGTGTTTAGAATAGATAGGTATATAAAACTATCATAAGTATTATAAATTAGCTCTAAAGTTAAATTATTAGGTAATTCAGCTATTATTCCTCTTTCTTCTATGTCAGTTACATCTATTTCTAAAGCTTTCATATTACCCTCCTATCAAGTTTCTTAATGCTGTTTTTTCTCTTGGTTTCTCTGTGTTAACTGAGTTATTATTTGTCCCACTTGTTACTTTACTAACTTTGCTTTTTTCTGCACTTGTTGGCTTACTAACTTTAGCAGTTGTACGCTTCTTTTTTCCTCCTGATGTTTGAGCCTTTTTATTATCTGTTTTTACATCACTTTCTTTAATCTCTCCAACTTGTATCTGCCTTAGAGTGATAAAGTATGTAAAGCCATATTTTTGTTTGTCTGTTTCAGTTTCTTCTATATTCTCTATTATCATATGCTCATAAGTATCTCTATTAGAAAAAACAAACTGTACTTCTTCGCCTAACTCCCGCAACTTCATCAATTTATCCCTATTTAACATATAGTCATTGCTATTATCTACTACAGTTATATTTATAATCATTGGCTCTTTTCTCACTGAATCGCTGATATTAAATCCATTTTCAACTCTTTTTGAAGGTAAGGACATAGGTAAGCTTCTCGATTTTTCTGATATTACTTCTAATGGTATATCTTGTATATAACTTTGGCTATATGTCCCACCTAGCAAGCTAAGTGCCATACTTATAGCTTGTTTAAAAAAACTCATTCAAACCTCCTAATATCCAAACCCATAGTTAACTACTCCTAATTGTGCTTTTAATTTTTCTATATTTTGTTTATCAGCATTTCTAATACCAGTTTCTATCATTTTTTCAACTTTTGCTCCATCTGTTGCTTCATTGATAGTAACATTAGTATTGTAAGTTGGAGTATTAGTCAATGTTACTTCAGGCTTTATCATTTTTTTAGTTTCTGAAACTGTTTTAGCATTTAGATTTTTAGGCTCTTTAAAATTAGATAATTTTTTATTAAAATTCCTTAAATCAATAGCGTAATCATCATTTAAAGGAACTCCATTAACTCCACGATTTACATTTATATAGTTTTCAAGCTTAACTTGCTCTTGTATCTTTTTGTTAGCTTCATCTAATTTGAAAGAACTGTACATATCATCAGTTTTTAACATATTTTTACCAGAGGTAGTTATTTTATTAAACCCAGATTTTATATTTCCATAAGAATTATCCCAATTAATGCTCTCAAAATCTCCTTGCAATGCTCTGTAAAAGTTTTTTCCACCATCTACGTAAAGTCCCATTGTTCCGCCCCATAGCATTTGTAATAAGCCTGCCCCACCTTTTAAAATATCTAGTAAATCACTTAGAATTTTAGTTGTGAGATTAATCTTTTCAATTCCGCTATCTGCTCCTTTAGTCCATAAGTCCCAAAAGTCAGACACTCCTTTTCTTAAATCTGCAAAACGATAATCAAATCTTGTAAACTTTAACAGTGCATTAATAGCGTCCTCTGTAAAACTTTCTTTACCTTGAAAAGCACCGAATATATCTTCTATAGCCAAAAATAATGTAACAAGTGGAAATTTAGTAGCTAAAGCTATACCACCTATAATTTTAAAAGCATTCTTTGCACTGTCAGGCAACGCATTAAAACCTTTTTTTATATCTCTAAAAACACCTAAGAATGTATCAACAAAACTTGCACCTGCTTTAAAAACTCTATTAACTACATCTTGTAAGCCTTCAGCATTATCTGCTACAAACTCCCAAAACTTCGCTCTTGTTTCTCTTACTGACATTCCCCATACTTCATATAAATCACCGATTCTATTTTTAGCAGATGTTATTTTCCCCTCAGGAGTTTTTAACATCTCTTTGTTTTGCTCTCCTATACTTCTTCTAACTGCCTCAGTAAGTAAAGCGACTTTTTCTTCTTCTGTTCCTACTTTTAGTAATTGTTCTTCTCTTTCAGATAAGATTATTCCACTTCTCTTAAGAGCCATTGTTTGACCATTCATAGACTTAGCAAAGATACTAGCTATAGCTTCCATGTCTTGACCTGTTCCGTTTAGACCTTTTTGTTTAACAAGTAAGTCTTGCATAGTTGGTAATAACTTTTTAATGCTATCACCTTGTAATCTATATGTTGCTAGTTGCTGAGCCCCTGCAATAGTTACCTCATCTCCTACAACTCCTAAACTTTGCAAACTCCCTGTTAAATCTATAATTGATTTTATTTGTTCATCTCTAAAGTTTTGAGCCCTCAAAGTATTGTATAACTTGGCTTCTTGCTCGATTTGATAGTTACTAGCTTCAACAGCTTTGTTATACTGTCCAACTAGCCCAGATATAGTAAAGTATCCAATAGCTAACTGTCCTAATGCACTTCCTGTAATACTTTTAAATCTTTGGCTTAAATTCATAGATTCTTTTAAATAAGCCTTAAATTGTTTAAAGCCTTCTGATTTTAAGTAAGTATCTATACTAAATTTTAAAATACCTGTACTCAATCTATTCCACCTCCCTCATTCTTATAATCCTATTTATGTACGTTTCAAGTTGTCTAATAGTATATTGCTCAGCTTTTTCAAAATCTTTAATGAAATAGCCGTACATAGTTATCATATTTTCTATACTTTCGTGATTATAGTTTAAGTTACATTTTGCGAAATGTATCTACAACTAGACCACAAAAGGCGATATTCTTTACTTGCTCCCATACTTCTAAACCTATTTTTTCTATCTCTTGATATTTAAAATCATCTATATTTTTATTTAGAAGTTTCAAAAATGTTTCTCCAGTAAATACAACGTTTTCAAGTCCTGCTATGAATAGTTTTTCCATTGTATAAAGCCCTCTATCATCCAACTTTAACTCTAAGTCTTGATATTTTATGCTTTCAGGTACTCCAATTATATTTTCTAAACTTTCATTAACACCACTCGGATATTTCAAAATCTCTTTTGTATAGTCAACTATTCTAGTTCTTCCGATTTCTTTTTCTAATCTCAATACATAGCTTGATGGTTGCTCCATAACTGTAACATCATAATTATTTACTCTTATAACTTTCTTTTCCATTTATACCTCCAAAAATAGAGTAGTTAAAAAACTACCCTATTAAGCCATTTTTAAATTTATGCATTGTACTTCCCATTCAGTACCTTTTGCGTCTGTTCCAATTTCAAGAGTTGGTATTTTCTTAAAGAAGCCTTTAGCTGAGAATGCTCCCATTGTTCCATCTAATCCTTTATTAACAAAAGTTACAGGGAAAGTTCCCTTTTCTCCTTCTGTTAATGCTAGCTGTTTAAAAGCTAGATTTAAAGGTGAATTTTGTAAAATTTTAAATTTTATAACTGCGTCATAATCATTGTGTTGGTTGACACTTCTAGCACCGTCAACTCCTTTTGTTAAGCTTTTAAAATCTCCATCATACTCTATTGTAATTTTAGTATCATCAGCATAATCATCAACTCTTGTTTTGCCGATTACTAATTCATAATTTTTACTGTTGTAATTATATATATTAGCCATTTAGCACCTCCTAAACTTCAAAGAATAAATCAGCTGACAATTCTCTAATACCATAAGCATAGTAAACTGTGATTTTTACACCTGTTAATTTACCATTCAAAATATCATTTTTTGGCATTTCTTCAAGTGGTACGATATCAACTATAGTTTTATCTTCAACTAATGCTTTCATTCTTTCAAACTGTTTACATCTAGTTAAAATAACTGCTTTAAGTGGGTCTACATCTGCAAATGTAGGCTTTGGCGTAGCTTTCAAATATAGTGTAATATCTTCCTCTAATCTAAATTGTAAAGCCTTAACACAGTGGATAAAATCAATCGGATCACCTGTTACGGTTACTCCGTTAGCAAGTCCTAATTGCCCTTTCATTCTTGCAACATAGTTAGCTTTGTTCTTGTCTAAAACTCCTTGTTCTGCTCCAATTAGTCCACTTTCAACTGCTCCATTTATAAGTTTATTAGCTATCAATACAGAGCCTGGAAATTGTGGTATTGCATATCCTGCAACTGCTCCTGCTGTAAGTTCTTCATTTTTGTTGAAAAATAATGCTGTTGTATCTTCTGCTATTGCTTTTATCTTAGATTCAGAATTCATTATGTCTTCATCTTTTTTAACTTGTGCAAATAGCATTTTTTGTCTTGCTCCAATTTCTTTAGAAATTAAAGCTATTTTTTCTAAGTCTGTTTCATCTGTAACAGTACCGAACCAATCATTTTTTACACTATCAAATAAGTCTTTGTAATTGTTTCCAGTTACTGCCTTCCCGAATACTAAGACTTGTTTTGCTCCGCCGTTAAAACAAGCTTGTAATAGCTTATAAACATCATCACTTTCTGCAACTCCTGTTACATCTTTTATACTTGTAATTAATTGCTCTGTTATAGCTTTCTTAGTACTAAATACACCAATTATATTTACTGTTGCTTGATCAACTGGGCTTGGCTTGTGTGTGTTAAGAAATACTATTTTCTTTTCTGCACCTAATATAATTCCCATTAATTACCTCCTTCAATATCAAATTTAACATCTTTTATAATTTCTATTTCTGTTCTTAGTTCCTTAGAAGTTCTTACAGTCAAGTCAAATACATATCTTTCAAGCGAATCACTTGCTGAATAATCTGTAATATCCTTTAACTCTCCGACTTCCTCAATAACTAAGTTCAGTCCATTTAATTTAATCCACCAATTGACAGCTTCTATATTTGTAAAATAATCTCTGATTATCGCTACATCTATAAAACTTTCTTTTTTACTTAGAGTAAATGAAAAGCTGATTATATGCTTGTTTATATTTGTTTGTTTAAAAACTCCGTATTTCTCAGTGTCTTCTCTATCGTTTGTATATCTATGAATAACCTGATTAGAAATAGTCCTTGCAAGAACACGAGGTAATTTCAATTGTCCGTTGACTTTGCTTAAATGCTCAAAAGGGACAGTTTGAAATTTTTCATTTAATTGTTTTATTTTCTCAAGTAGTAATATTTCTAATTCTAGATTATTCATTTTTCATCAACTCCAAAACAAACTCATTAAAATCAGCATACATTCTAGGCAGTATTTCAACTACTCTATAATTTAACTGTTCAACTGTTATAATATCTCCTAGCTTCAAATCATAGCTTTTTAAGATTTTTCCATTCAATTGATTTAAAACTTTTATAGCTGAGTTAGGATCTGCTGTTGCTACTCTTAAAGATTTTTTATAGATTAACATCTCCCAATGATAGACATTTTCTATTCCTTCTGGGTTTTTCATATCATATTCAGCTTTACGTGTAACTTGATATGTTCTTAATTCGTTTTTAGCAAATTGTTTTAATTTAAATTTCATTTTAAATCTCCTTGACTACGTATTCCAAGCTATTTAACATTGTTCTAGTATCTATTAAAGGCTTGTTTCCACTTCCTTTTTTTTGTCTTGCTAATATAGTACTTTCTGCAAGTGGTGCATAGCTTCCTTGTTCAATACTTTTTTTTATATACTCAACTACTTGTTTCCCGATATCATCAAAACATTTTCTAGCTTCCATTTTTCCTAATGCAACTTGATTAGCATTAAATTTAAATCTATTCATTATTTTTTGAATATTCCCATCTATTGCACTCCTCCAAAATGGACGAGCAGGGTAGTGAACATTAAAGCCTTCGCTTCCATATTCTAGCCACATCGCTATTAATTCTACCTTTACTCCGTTAGCTTCTGTATTATCCTCGTTGAATTGTACGACAAGCTTCCACTTTGCTAATAGATTAAGTTGTTTTTCTATATCAGAAAACTTCTCTATACCTTGTACATTTACAGATGTTTTAACTCCAATCATATGTTTTCCTTACATACTTATAAAGAATATTCTTAGCTTGAGCATTTGCAAATATGATAGAGCCTATATTATTACTAGCATTAGAGTTATAACTAATAGACATATCACCGATTGACTTACTAGCAATGCCTTTTTCAATATCATTAATGTTATCATCATCGACATCTTTAACTATTGAATAAGCTTCTAACATTTGTGCCTTTTTAATCTCATCAGGGACTTTCTTTTCGTTAATTCTAGGAAATATTAATTCTTGTGTTTCACTTCTTCCACTATCTCTAATCATTAAGCTTTCAATTTTATCTAATGCTTTATATAAACCTTTAGATAATTCTTGTTCTGATACTTCTTCGTATCTGTTTTTTAAGAATTCTTTAGCCTCATCTAAACTTACATAACCTATCATATAAAACTCCTTTTAAAAGCAGTAAGGGAGCTTTTAACTCCCGTTATGCTTGCGATACTTCTAATTCACATAGTAATTTTGTTTTACCTGTTTCAGTTTCTATAACATCACAACCGAATAATTGTAATCCTTTGATGTATTCACCAAATGATTTTTCGAATTTTCCTGCTTCCATTTTGTTTAATTGCATAGCAAGAGTTAACCCTGCACTAACTCCACCGATACAGTGATATTTTTTACCTGTTAATTGAACATTATTAGATTTAAATATTTGAAACCCTCCATAAGTACCAATATAGTAATTTTGGTTAATTCCAAGTGTGTTTTCACCTGTTGAAATTGTTGGTAATTCTTTAATTATTTCTCCATACACCTCAGGCGATACAACAAGCCATCTATTAGCAGTAGGTACATTGTCCTTGTCCATTTGAACAGCTAATTTTAATATTAAGCTTGTTACCTTGTCTGTTCCTATTGTTCCTGCTACTTTGTTTTTACATTTTGTGTATAATTTAGCAAGTTCAGTATCTACAACATCTGCCATTTCGTAAACAGCTTGTTCTGTTAATCCTTCCATAACTCCAGGGATAGCTTGAGCTTTGTCTACATCGTCCATCTTTAAAGCAAAGTATTTAGCTTTGTTTATTTGAATAGTTTGATATGCTCCTGTATCCTCTTGGAATGTTATATCTGCCCCTGTGTAATCTCCAACAGTTACTGAGCCTATGCTTGGTACTCTTATAGAACTTCCAAAGTTCTCAATTTTACCCTCGTATTTTCTATTTGCTAGTGCTCCAAAAACTAAGTTTTTATTTAAGTTTCTATTTGTTAATTCAGTCCAAACTTCTGGTTTAAAATTGTTATATGACATATTATCTAGCCTCCTAATCTCTTAATATTTGTTTTAATTCATCATCTGTTAATTTTGATTTCTCTACTTCTGACATCTTTAAAAAATCATCATAAGTAACTTTTGAATTTCCATTATTAGTTGGTAATGGTGCAGGTGTCGATGTTACAGTTTTATCTGTAAATAAATCAGGGTAAGTATTTTTAAAAGCTTCTATTTGCTCTTTAAAACCTACTATTTCTCCATCTTTAACATCTAATTTAGAATAATCAACAGCATTGACTAACATAGAACTATATTTTGGCGATATTGCACTAAGTCCAAAGTTTACAGCAGTTTTAATAGTTTCATTCTTAAAGTTATCGAATTCACTTTTTAAAACTATTTCTTTTCCTAAGTCATCAGATGTTATCTTATCTCCTAACTTAGTTTTTAAAAACTTAGTTGCATTATCGTTATATAATTTATCTGACAAGCTTTGATTTTTGCTTATAAACTCCGTTACAGTTTCAGCAGTCAAAGGCTTTTCTATCTCTTTAACTGTTTCTATCATAAACTTGTTATCAGTCAGCCATTGTTTACCCTCATTACTCCCTAACATTTTCTTTTCTTCATCTGTTAATATTAAAACTCCGTCTTTTAATTCCATTGTTTCTCCTCTCATGCAATTTCTCACACAAAATTAATTTAATCTAATTGGTTCAGCCCAACACCTACAATTAAAGTCTTCACCTGGTAATTCATCATTGATACTAAATACTAAACCTTCTCGTTCAGCGTGCGACTCTCTTACTCTGTCATCTTTCATTGTGTGCCAAACAAAATGTTCAATACCATTCTCAATCATTAAGTCTTTACACTCTTGAGCATATAAATTACCTGTTTCATTTCTAGCTAAATTCTCATTTCTGTTATTGAGCCAAGTTTGGAGTTTATCAATATCAGTATTGGAATAGGTACCGTTTTCAATGCTTTTAACAATATCTTTAATCTCTTTACTTGCTCGATTATTGGCTACGTCTTGCTTTAAAGCTTCAAGTGTAGATTTTGGAACTTCACCATTTTTAAATACTTGTAAATCTCTATTATAATTTTTAATAGTTTCTGTTATCCGTTGTTGTCTTATATCCATTAATTTATCTGATGTTACAGATGTATTATTAAATAAATCATAGTTCTTTTTTATCCAGTACTTAGCACCAGTTAGATCCGTTCTTTTTAATTCTTCATCTGTGAGTGTTCTCCAACTTTCAAAAGTAGATAAATTAACCTCTATAGCAACTTTTGTTAATTCTTTTATAATGTTTCTTTTTTCATCATCTGTTAATTCAAATAATGGTAATTGCCCATTATTAATAGCTTTTCTTACTCTTTTTGTTCTTTTTTTTGTATAAAATTCAAATATAAGCCTTAATTTATTCTCTTGAGCTATTGGGAACATATACTATTCCTCCTTAACTTCTAGCCCTAAATCTTTCATAATCTCGCTTGAAAGTTCTTCTATTTTAACTTGTAATTGCTCCTCTCTAGTAATACTAGCTAAAGTATTCATTATGTTAATTAGCTTTTCTTGATACATTACATTAGCTTTAATCTTTGCTATTTCTTCATCTGTATCTTTTCCTAATACTCCTAGAAATTTAATAGCAGTTTCTAAACTCATTAAATTATTTTGTATCCCTTGTACAACTATCGCCATTTTTTCAGTCAATGACAAACTCAAAATGTCTTGTGCTTCTATTTGTAAATCTATATCTTTTCCTTTAAGCTTTTTATAGCCCCATAGAACGATATTTTTAATTCCAGTGATACATTTACTCCTTTTGCTTTCTACCGTTGCAATAGTACGCTCTAAACTTCTTCTTTTAGCTTCTCCGCTTGCTATAGAGCCTCCTAAGTCGATTCCAAAAGCTAAGTCATTAACTCCTAATTGCTTATAAATGTCATTTTTGATGTCTTCTTTGTGCATTTTCCATTCTTGTGTTTTAGTTTCTAATTGTACTTGTTTAACTTCCTTATCATCTTTTGATAATACAACTACTCTATTATCTAGCCTTACAGTGCTACGTCCGTTTGTATCTACTTCTATTAAACTATCTGGCACTTGTAATAACGGATTAGCAACCTTTTGAAATGCTTGAGATGTTAAAGTATCACCAATAACTAATTCTCTAACATTAGCAACCAAATCATCATTATAATCACTTTTTCCAAAGATGTTTTCTATTTCTACTACTGCCCATCCTTGTGCTTGTGTATCTCTATAGCCTAATCCATCTTGAATCATACCATTTTTTGTTAAGTCGAAAGGATAAGGTATTTCATTTATAGAATTTTCTGTTATTTGGTATGCTCTATACTCTATGCTATCTAACTCATAAATTTCACAAGTTAGAGTTTTATTTTCTTTGTCATCTTTAGATAAATTGTATATTACATATCCATCTATTAATTTTAGATTATATTCATTTCTTATTGGAAAATAATCCTTTGGTGTTACTGTATAGAAGCTAAATCTATCATTTTGTGTAACTCCTTTTAATAGCATTTTTCCACTCCAAGACTGAATTATCATAGCTTTAGCTAACAAATCATCAAAATCGAACTCTTTTATTAGTTCTAAATCTTGCTTATTAGTAATTAAAGGCTTACTTGTTGCAAATTCTGCATAAAGTCTAGTCGTTGCTTGTAATATCCCATTACTTGCAACTAAATCTTTTAAACTGCAACCTTTACTATCACTTACAAGGCTTCCATTACTCATAGAATAAGTACTCATATATCCTTGCTTGTTAACTATTCCCATATATTCCAAATTTACTCTTGCTTTTACATCTGCAAAAAATACATCAGCACTTTTCCCATCTGATAACTTGCGATACTTATCACAATTTTTATAAATATCAGTTAAAAGATAGTCATTATATGCTTTTAATATCCTTGTTTTCTCCATTTTTTAAACTCCTAGTGGCTTTCTAATTTCACCATTTTTAAAAGTTGTTTGTTTATATTTTTCTAGTCCATATCTCATAGCGTCCACTGTATGAGGATCTAATGTAAATCTATTTTCTACATAATTTCCGTTTTTATCTTTTTCATGACATAGTTCAGTAAGTTCTCTATATGTGTTTATACACTTATCAGAAACGATTATTTTATAGAAACTCTTGAGCTTCTGTAATCCATCTAATACACTTCCAGAGCCTTTTTCAGCATTAATTATTTTAAATCCTGCACGCCTTATTTCTTCAGTCGTTTCAGGTCTTGCGCTATCTGCTATAATCTCTCTATGTCTTTGCTTCATATAATTCATAGAAGCTATTAATTCGCTTGTTATTAAATTCTTGTTATATAATTCATCATAGATATATAAAACGTTATTTTCCCTATCTATAGCCATTCTAACTAAAGCATTATAAGAAATACTAAAACCATAGTCTAAACCATCATACAAATTACCTAAGCCGTATTTACTTAATTCTTTAACTGTTGCTTGTACTTCTGTATCACTAGCTTTTTGAATATTTGTAAATACTCTTTCTCCAACTATTCCGAACTTCCCTTGAAATGCTATTCTGTAACGCTCAGGGTCATATGTTTCAAAATTCTTTAATTGTTGTATATACTCATCATTGACGAAAGCATTATCTGTAACTACTGAATGATGATAGTAAGTATCATCAGTTAAGATTATTCTTTTATCATATAAATCATTTTCGTTTATATTTGCTTTTTTTATAAAACGTTCATAGGTCCAATTATTAACACTTACAGGGTTGTTTGTTAAAAATATATGTAAGTCTTTTCCTAATGCTCTCAATCTACCATTTAGCTCATTAAAAGCGTTATAACTAATCTCTGAACACTCTTCAATCCAAATCATATCGACATTATCAATCGATTTTAATTTCTCCGAATCATCTAGCCCCATAAATATAAACTCGCTCCCATTTCTACATCTAATGTGTAAAGGGTTAAGTGTATAACTAAAGAATCCATTTAAGTTATAGTTGCTAATTATTCCTTTCAATAAAGAAAAACAGCTTTCTTTTATCGTTCTATAGACTGACCTAACAACTAATATCCTTCTTTTCTCTTGAATAGCTTTTAATACTAGTTTTAAAGCAGTGTGATAAGACTTACTACTTCCATATCCTCCAACAATGTAATAGAATCTTTTATCCCAATTATCAAGGTAACCAACAAAATGCTCATTAGCTTGTATATTAATTTCCATTTCTTTTAACTCCTTGAATAGTTATACTTACATTGTTATCTTCTATATCTATGTCTTGCTTGTCTTTCCATTTATTTGATTTTCTATTCTTTAACCAAAATATTTGGGCTCCTACATCTCCTGGCATTTCTTTTATAACTTCTTTTACATATGTTGATTTCTTTCCATCTACCTCTTTAACTTCTTTTATAACTTCTTTATACTTATAGCCTATTGCTCTCTTAAATAGTGCATTCTCTACTTCTATATCTGCAACTTCTTTACCTTTTTTTATTGCCTCAGAAAAGTCCGAATATTTTTCTTTATATTTATAAAATGTATCTCTACTAATACCTAAATTTTTAAATATCTGTTCATCAGT